CTTTTGAGCAGCCAATATACGATCAGACTCTTGGCTATCTAAAGCCTCTTTATATTGACGCTCCGCTTCCGCTAATTCTTTCTCCGTGGCAAATTGCATCGTCTTTATTAACGTGCTTTCACCCGTCGTAAGTTTCTCTTTTAACTTGGCATTCTCATCAGCAATTTGTTTTGCATAAGCAATAGCTGCCTCACGCTCCCGCTGCGCCTCTTCCTTGGCGCGACGTTCATCGTGATACCCATGCTTCAAATGCTGAATACGTTTCTTTACGTTCTCTGAATACTGCTTGATCTCATCATCAGGTATTTCAGATGGATCCGATTTCAGTGGTGTCGCATTCTTATCCGCCTCCGGGCGGTCATCCACAATCTCAACTTCTGTGGCATCGCCCTCGACTTCAAATTCAAACTTCTCTTCTGACATGATTACTCCTTATGCACGGCTATAACCGCGTGGATCTTCAACAACACCTTCTACCGTGTCATCGTTGATCAGCCTGAATTCCCTTCCATGGATCTTGAATCGAGTTCCTGAATAAGCACGAACCAATACAAAATCACCTTCCTTGCACCATGGGCCCGTCGGGAACTTTGCTTCGTCCTTATAGCAATCCGGTCCCTGTTTAATCACAAACAAAACAACGGTGCTGAACTCTTCAAGCTTCGCCAGCGCATCAGGCTTCAAAATGCCATTGGCAAATTTGTCTTCTACTTCCGGCAGCGCACACAACATTCTGTATCCCGTGGGATTGGGTAATTGCGTCGCTGTTTCTTCCTGCTGAGTCGCCTCAGATAAATCAGTCATCATCGTCCTTTATACGATTGGCAAGGTCTTCGTTTATGCGTCTCGCAATCAGCAGACCTTGAATCTGACCGCAGACGAATTTGTAGTCCTCAAAGGACTTCATGCTCCCTTGCGAGAGTTGCTCCTCCGCATAACGGATTTGCTTATTAATCTCTATCGAAACGGCTTCTGAAAAATCCATCACCGCCTCCTAAACTCAATATCTCTTTCCCTCTGAATATCCGCCGCCTTATCAATCATCTTGGCCGCAATATTCTGCTCAGCAATCTGCTGCATACTCCTGATTCGCTCTTCTTCTAAGCGCACCTTATCTTGCTGGGCCTGAGCCTTTAACATGATGTCCGCCTGGTCCTTCTGCGCCTCACGCTGCTCCCTGGCTTGTTTCAACGCCAACTCAGCTTGCTGCATCTGAACCAAAGGATCTTGCTGTTGCTGCTGCGCTTGCATCTGCTGCGCCTCCGCCGTGTGCTGCTGAAGTAACTGCTGAGCACCACGAGCCGCCAACCTTGATATCTCCACCTCAAAGTCTTCAGGTAGCGGTGTATCCGGTGGTGGTAATGGCACGCCAAGTTGCTGCTCTAGCTGCTTGCGATACAAGAATGCCAAGTGCTCATTAATATGTGCCATGGCCGCTGCCATCATCTGACCGCCCATGGGGTTCTGCTGAACCTGCTGCCTCAAGATAGGATCTTGAATGGCCGCCGTATGAACCGCCAAATGCGCCTCATGATCTTGATATATAAATGCCTTCACAGGCTGCATCGTCAAGATCGCCATGTTCTCAGACACCGGATCACGTGGCTGCTCTGCCTTGGCAGAAGGTATTAACTTATCAATATTCTTAATACCTAAAACCTCCAACATGCGCTTATGCAACTCTGGCATGTCATAGATCTGTGGCGCCTGTGCCGCTAACTGAAGCACTGCTTGGTACTGCGTTACCCTTTGAGCCAACGTCGTAGCGTTTGGATCCGATACGGGAATAACATCCACCATATCGTAATCAGCCTGTTTGACCATCCGCCCACCGGGCGCATCTACGTCATAAGCATATTCAGAAGGTGTGTAGTCCCTAATAATGGCTGCAAGTAATTTGAACTCCAGTCGCATCGAATAATGCAAACGAGCCTGGACCGCAGACATCACCTTGAGCGTTCTCTCTAATACTGCAAGCGTTGTACCTACTGGCGTATTCGCAGATAAATCAGATATCTGCATATCTGCCGTGGCCGCAAATCTTCTTCCTTCAGCAACAATCGTTTGCAATAACTGATAAAGAACCTGGCTTGGCTCTTTATAAGGCAACGGTAGGATGTTGTCCCTAATCGATCCCGATGGAACATCCACATCCCTAAACTCACCCGGTGCAATCGGCGTATCGTCACCCTTAACTCTAAGCCCCCTGGACTTCAAACCACCAGGAAGATTGCTCAACGTACCCGCATCAACGAGCTGCCTGATTAATGACGTACCTGATTTAGCAAAAGCACCTACAAGGTGAATTAATCCAAAGCCATAAAACCCAAAGCCCGGTATATAAGGATAATGAACAAAGTGCATCCGCTTTAATTTCAACGGATCTTCTTCATACCAATTCCTGCGAATGGCTAATACCTTCCCAGTGCCTTCATCAATCGTCACAACATAAGGTAATGCAATACCCGTGGGGCCGTCTTTATCAACGTCCTCAAAACCCGGTAAATCTAACTCAGCATGGATTTCAAGAATCCTGTACCGGTCATCCATCGTGGCAGACATACCCTCTTCTTCTGCCTTGCGCTTTTCTACTTCACTTAAAGCTACCGATGGCTCGCCTAAATCAACATCCCTATAAAACCCTGCGTGCTGTAACTTCCTCACCTCATTCTCAGTCTTACGCATCACATGCGTAATCCGTGGCGAACTCCTTAAATCACTCGCACCAAATGGCACCACAATATCCTCAGCAGGTATGAACATCGACACCTGCCTACCTAATGAAGGATCGTAGTAAACCTTCTTGAACGCTGACCCTGCAAGCGCCAAGGACCAAAGCATCTTTTCATGCTCCGGTCGATACTCAGGCATCTGCTCTGTCAGACGCCAGTTCATGTCATCCTTGACACGCTCTGCTGCGTCCTCCTTCTCTTTCGTTAATGACCCAACAATCTGAGTCTTCACCGGCCCCGATGCAGGAAACGTCTCCATGATCGATTCAGCCTGAAACCTCACTGCTGCTTCAGAAAGAATTGGATAGAACACACCACACGCCCCAGGCCATGGTTCCGTACGCTCCTCATACTTCAAACCAAGAAGCTTCAGCCCATCCGCATAGGTATCAACCCACTCCTTGCGTGATGACTTATCCGTCTCATAATCCTGAATCAAATCACCCGATATCGATGCCAGGTCCCTGTCATCCATATACTCAGCAAGATTGGCATCAAATTCTTCAGGCGTATCTCTTTCTGCTTCTAATGTAATCTCTACACCATCAGCACTGATACGCAGAGCCTCTGGATCTTCAATCTCAATCTCTAACTCCATGGGTTCGTCCATGGCGGCATCCAGACCAAGAGGCGCCGGATAAAGTGCTGGTTCGATTGCCATAATGGCTCCTAGTAATAAGCGACCTTACGGTGGTATACCGGGTCTCGATCTTCGTAATCGGATTGTAGGCTCAGGAATCCGCCTTGCCTAAAGCGAAGTAAGGCCTGTGTCGTGCTGTCAACAAGGTCATCATGCTCGCCAGCAGGAAAAGCCGCCACCTCTTCAATCACTTCATCAGCAAACTTACGCTCCGGCGCCCAGATTCTCCCCGATGCAAACAGATCCGCCACCGCATTCATCCTCACGATCTTGTCGTTTCCTTTGGTGGGACTGAATTCACTGACCGGTATACCCATCCTGCGGAGTTCAAAGACCAACGGGCTTCCTGCTGCCTTTGCTTCAACCAGAAATACGTCCGGCTGCCACTCCATGTAGGTTTCATAAGCCTTCTGCTTAAGCTCTGGGAACTCATATCGGTCCTTGAACGCATCAAGAAGGATAATATTGGTCTCTCCTTCCTCATTTGTCCATACACCCCAGGTCGTACAAGCCGAAAAGTCCGCCCGGTTATGCTTCAAAAACGCCGTATCCCAGCTCTGAAGCACAAAATCACACGCCGGCGGCCGATCTTTCGTCCAAATCTTCCACCATTCACGCTTAACAATCGCACCTTCTTCAGAAGTTGGCTGCTGCTGGTACTGAGCATTCCACTTCGCAACCGGCAATTCCTCTTTTAACGCTAATAATTCCTCTAACTTCCAAAACTCCGGCCACATGGGCTTACCAGAAGGCAATATCGCAGGTAATTCAATAACCTCCCACTCATCACCACCCCTCGTCTGACTCGCTTTAATAACCTGCCCACTGAGATCTCTCAACGACCATCTTGTCATAACGATTATAATGGCCCCGCCAGGCTGTAATCGCTGCCTAGGCCCTGACGTATACCACTCATAAACCGAATCAAATACCTCCGGCTTATGCGCCGCTAATTTAGCCTCTTGTTCAGAATGCGGATCATCAATAATTAATAAATCCGCACCTTTACCCGTAACAGAACCACCAACACCAATCGAAAAATATTCACCACCCTTATTAGTCGCCCATCGCCCAGCCGATTTATTATCAGCACGCAATTTAACATCATCAAACACTTGATGATAAGTTTCAGAATCAATAAGGTTTCTTACATTACGCCCAAAACCCACAGCTAATTCAGCAGTATGCGAAGTCTGAATAACTTTCTTATCAGGATATTTACCCAAAAACCAAGCCGGCAATAAATAACTGGCAAACTGACTTTTTGTGTGTCTCGGTGCCATATTAATAATCAGTCGTTTAATCTTCCCATTAACGACATCTTCAAACGCCTTAGCCACAATCGCATGATGCCGCCCCGGTATAAACCCCGGCCACATCTTTTTCACAAAACCCATGAACTCATTCTGAGCCTTGTCCTTCTCCTCCCTAGCCTCTAACTCCTCTAACTCCCTAAGCAATAGCTCCTGCTCTTCACTCGTCAACAAATGAAGCTTGCCAGCCGCCGCCTTCGCTAACTCCTTAATATCCATGCTTCTTCTTAATCACCCTAATACTCCTCGACTTCCCAGGTATCCGCTTCAAATACCCCTGCTTGCACAAACTATCCACAAGCCTATGCACATTACTCTTACTCTCCTGCAACAACACAAACCGTATGTCGTCATACGTCGGCGAAAAATGATATAGCTCCCACCAAGTCTTCACCGCCAACAACACCTTAGCCTCCGCCTTCGTCATCTCTCAACCTCTTCTGCACCTCCTCCCTAGCATCCTCCCTCGGCGCCCACTCTATCTTCGGCACCTCCCCCATCGTCTCCGCATACCACCTCTTCGGATCCTCCCATATCGGCCTCTCCTTCTTCTTCTTTTTTACACCCTCCCCCTCATGGGAACCCACTCCCTCTTCATAGGGGGCCTCTTCCCCCGTAATTACGCCACGTGGCGTGATATCCGTTTCATCAGGGGGTACCCCATCGGAAGAATCTGTGGATTGGGTGTGTGGATCGGAAAAATTAGAAGATTGGGCGTGTGGATTATTGGACCTAGGCCCGCCCCCGAGCACCCCGCCACTTTGTGCCCCCTCCCCTGGGGTGGGGTCCGCCTCGCCCGCCTGCGCGTATGCGTGCCCGTCCGTGCGTGCGTCCGTGCGCGTGGCCTCCACGTCGATCACCAGCCGCTGGAGCTTGGCCGCTAGCTTGGCTTTGGTATCCGATGCCGACCTATGCTCGACGACTGACCGTGTTTCGAATGCGCCAACGTCCGCTAGCTTGCCCAATAGCTCGAGCGCACGCAGTCTGTCGGCCGGCCGCTGAGCCGTTCGGGCTTCGTGCTGCAGGGAATCGACCACGAAAGAGCGGATCTGAAGGGGGTTTTGCGAATACCTCAACCTTTGCACCGCCTCTAGCTGCTCGAGCCCTGCGCGTACTTTGGGATTGGCAGCAATCCTACTCGCCGTGCTGCTAACCGTTTCACTCGTGCCGTGCTTGTGGTACGTCTCGAGGTATGCATCCCGACTCGAGGCACCGTCCGCGATCGCTTGGACAAACTGCCTTTGCTTGGGCGTTAGCTCTATGTGCGGCATCAATACCCGATCCGCAGGCACTCCCCGCTCGATTGCCTTCAGTGCTGCCGCTGGTAACTCTGCCGCCATGCCTTACCCATGAGAACAAAATAAGAACGCATTATGACCGTTTATCTGCCGTAGTCAACCGCCTAGCAGCTTATATCTGCCATTGGTCAGTTATTAGCCCTTTGGGTATTGCATGCCATACATAACAAGCCTATGATGTATTGCATATCAACCTGGAGTAAATAACATGCCCATCGAATCAATCATTGCCCTTTGTCATAAGCACATGTCTTGCACTAGCTCGCAGCATTGCTTATGCCAAGCCTTATCACTCCTTGGCCGTGGCGATCCTTACGGCTCCGCTCGCATGTGGGCGATCAAATCACTAGCCTATTCCGTGGGCGTGTTTCACCCCGACTATCAACTTGCTGC